CTGTGCCACACATAAGTATATACATACATTCATCAAAGCTACGTGGACTATCCACAGGTATATAGCTACAGTTATACCCTGCTACATGACATCTATCTAGTGCGATACCTGCAGTCATCAATGCTCTCATGCTCGGCATAGTGCCTAGGGATAGTATAGATTCATTTAGTTTCTCTTTGAGAGCTTTAGTAATCGTGTAGTTGTAGTTAGTTTTTAGATGATTGTCCATGTAATCCATGTATCTATCTACAGTTTCTATCCAAGTCTCTCGTCTTTGCTCATCGTCTTTCCATCTTGCATATCTAGAAAGAGCAATAAAATTCTGATAATCAGTTGGTAAATAGTTTTGCATTCATGTCTCCTCTGTTACTACCTTTATGTTTTTAACTTTCACTCCTTCTATTTCGTGAAAAGTCTCATGGATATATTCTTCCATCTCATCATCTACTCTGCCATCGGCAGGTATTGGGTACTCCTCTGCATCTATGTGCAGAGTCATCATTATCTTAACTTTCATCTTTCTCTAGCTCATCAATTAATTCATTGAGATACCATTGTGCTTTCTTTAAATCTTCTACACCATTCTTGTATCTATATCTCCATAAGTATTTCATAATGTTACCTTGTAAATAATATTCATAACCATCATCTGTCATTGCTCTGATAGCATCAATCGTTTCTATTCCATTCTTATTATAGTGTGGTGGACTATTAACCATGTCCAAAGTTTGTTTGTGGTCTGACTGTTCTTGTGCTTGTTTTCTCATAATATTACCTGCCTCTCTATATTTTTTTCTTAGTGCTTCCCTATACATTCCCATTATGTCGTTTCCTTTTTAAAGTCCACATGAATTACATTACCACCATCGTCTTCTACTGTCAACTTATCTTTATACTTTGGGTAGTCTAACATATCTTCCATAGGTAAATACTTCTCTGCTAACTTTTCTGCTGCTTCTCTAAATACTTTATTCTCTTCCATCAAAGGAATTGATGAACACACTTGCCTAGTAAAGTGTAACATACCTTCAAAGTCATCATCATTTAAAGGGTTTCTTTCATCAAGCACACACTTAACGGACACCTCTCCTGTCCATCTTTTATCTTTATTAAGATGAGGTCTAATCACTACAACAAAGTCGTGTGCTTTTATTTTATCGTCTAATTTCATATACTATCTCCTTAATTTTTTATTAGGGAATGTAATAAACTTAGGATGTTTATTCTTCCCTGTTTCTTTTATCCATTCTTCAGGTATAATTCTATCATGAAATTTAAAATCATATTTCATACACCACTCTGCATATGTTGACTTAGCACCTTTACGTAATTTTCTTCTGCTATTCTCAAACACAAACCTAATGTCTAGTTTTGGATGTTGTTTCTTTATTGCTAAATGTTTTCTCCTATCAATGGCTAGAAACCTACCTTTAGTTTCTATAATTATGCCATTGTTAAGTACAAAGTCAGGGGTATAGGTACGATAGCACAAATCTTCCCATTGTATCTTTATAGATTCATAGTCAAACTTACACTTCTGTTCTTTTAAGTAGTCTGATAGCTTATGCTCAAAACCACTCCTATACCCATGCTTTATTGCAATCCTGCGTACAGAATAGGGAGACACTAGAGTAGCCTTCTCCATCCTGAGAAAGGACTCCACTCATACTCAGAACTATTATAGTTATAGCCAAGTGCTTTTAACTCTTCCTTAACTGCTTCGTCTGCCATCTTCTTGGCTTCCATTGCTTCACGTAAACCTTTAGTTTTCATTTCACGAAGAGTCTTCTTAGCTTCTGCTAGTTCTTTCTCCATAGAGTCTATGTCCTTTTGCAGGTCTTCTATTTTTTTATCTGCCATTATTTAACACTCCATATTTTATTTGCTTCTTCTTTCATACCTGACCACAACCAAGAGTCAAGGTTAGGATACATAAGAGAAGCTAACTCATGCTTATCATCACTGATAGACAAAAACTTCTGTATAGAGAGAGCTACCTTACGTAACTGTTTCTTATACAAAGTTAAATTCTTTAGTGTAAACCTCTTGTGTTCCTTTGGGGTAGCAAAGAATAGGTCTACACTACTGTCAGGATATGCCATAGAATATAAAGCCATCTGTCTTTTCTGTGCTTCAGTAGGTCTTGTTGGCATCCTCGTGGATGTCTTTAAGTCTACTATCTTGCCTTTAAATCTGAAGTCAATATATCCCATGATAGGCACAGGCATATCCTCGATTTGAACCTCAACCTTTTCTTGATATGCTTCAAGGTCTTGATAGTCAAAGTTCTCATCAATTATAGTGCCGAAGTCTTTGAGTAACTTCTTTTCTTTTGCAGTCTTTATATCTCCCAAGTCAATACCTGACTCTGCACAGAGAGACATAAACTTTACATCCAAAAGATTATAATCAAAGACTCCTTTTTCATACTTGTCTGCAAGTACAAACTCAGTAGCAATACCCCTTACTGCACTCGCACCACTTGAAGATTTAATCTTAAACAAGTATCTTGCCACCCACAATGATTGGTCATTGATATAAGTATTTATACTACTAGGTGACAAGTAGTTTATGCCATGTGCTTTAAAGGGGTCGTTGCTTTTCACTATGCGTTCTCAACTTCGATGAAGTTGTCCTCTGCATTTACTATGCTCTCTACTGCACTAGACATATCTTCATCTATAGATTTCTGAGAAGCCTGTTCAGACCACTCTGAAACTATGTACTGATTATAGTTTTCTATCCATGCTAGAAAATCAGCAAACATAGTTTGGTCTGTATCTGACACATTAAGTTTCTCTGAAAGATTCAAAGTGCTAGTAGGCAAATAGAACTGACTACCATTAGGTAATTTTCTTGCTTCAGTAGCTAGACTAATGGTATGTTGCACAGGAAGTGCCTTCATCTTTGCTAACTTAGTAAAGTTAGAACCTATAGTTTTGAACGCATCTCTATTATCTATCTCCCATATAAAAGGAGTAGTCTCAAACTTAGAGGACTTACCATTAGCGTCTGTAACATCATGTAAATCCACTAAGCCAAACACAACTCTGACACGTTTAACTTGCTTAATCAAGTCTTTAGTCTTATCAGGCAATGCATCAAAGTCCTGTATCCACCCTGCAGGTTTACCACAGTTGAACCCACCTTGATTATCTTTCAAATCTTTATTAAGATTATCTGCCATAACTGTCTTATGATAGATACCTAAAGGTTCTCCTGCTTTCGCAGAGTTATTCTTAACAAACCTTTTATACATATATCTTTGCATGAAAGGTCTGATGGTAGCAGTCTTACCATATAGAACATCCTTCTCAGGAATATCTAATTTGTAAGTACCACCTTTCACAACAACCTCATCACCATCTATGATAGGTGTGTGTTGTATTCTAAATCTAGGTAGTTGTTGAGCCTTCTTCTCATTAGAAGAGGAAGTCTCGTTGGCTATACCCATAGCCTTTGCCATAGATTCATAATTATTAGTGTCTATGGTCACTAGGTTTGCTTCAGTCATACATTTTCTCCTTTCTTATTTTAAAATGTCTCATAGTTATATCAGTTAATATCTTTAGTGTCAAGCCAATTATCTCCTATTTTTGATTCTAATAATAATGGTACATTAAAGTCTATTCCGAACTCGTTGTTTATAATACTATTTATGTCTTGATTAATAGTTTTCAAGATGAACACAACTTTATTTATTTCATCAGGGTGTACATCAATAACTATTGAATCATGCACTGTGTTTACAATACAAGACTGTAATAGTTCTAATCTATTTTCTATATGATGAAGAATCAAAGGCACTATGTCTGCAGTTGCAAAGCTCTGCACAGGATAGTTCTTTATCTGTGTAAAGTGTGACACAGAGCCATTCATTCTTCTTTCTACATCAGGAAAACTAAACTGTCTGCCTGATGGTGTTGTAATACTACGCTTCTCTAAAGCCTCTTTAGCCAATCTGGAATGCCAAAGTGCGATGCCTTTGTATTTTTTCGTGAAGTCTTGGTAGTATTTTGCTTCTGCTTTTGTTCTGCCAAACCCAGTCGCACCATATAACGGAGCAAAGGTATGTGCTTTAGCTTCTTGTCGAGTTGTACTCTGACCCGAAGCAGAAATAACTCTAGACGTATAAGCATGAACGTCAAAGCCTGTTTTAATCTCATTAATTGCTACCTCATCTTGTGATAAGAAGGCTGCAGTTCTAAACTCTAACTGTGCAAAGTCTGCTTCTAGAATCTTGCCATCTTTCCAACGTGAAACAAACACTTTCTTTACAGGAAACGTGCCACCT